ATGTCGGCGATGCCGGCGGCGGAGCGGTTGAGGTTGGTCAGCGTTTCGTTGCCGTCCAGCAGGTAGGCGCCGATGGTGGAGCGGGCCATGCTGTTGGCCTCCAGCCGCTGGCGGAGCTTGTCTTCTCCCCCTGCTGCGAGCATGTTGGCCAGGCCCGGCAGCGTGTGAACCACCAGGTCGAAGTCGTGGAGGATGTCGCTGGCGGACTGCTGGCCCGTCTCCCATCTCTTGAAGACATCCCAGACCAGATCCACCACCGATATTCCCCAGCCCTGCCGCTCCTGCTCGGATCGCCAGGAGCAGGGAAGCCCCTGGATGCGGATCACCCTGCTGCCATGGATTTCCACCTGGGTGGCATCGGTGATGCCCAGGCCGCTGCTGGTCACCTGCGTGGCTCCAGCCTGCTCGTTCAGCTGCTCGAGATCCCGATCCTTCTGGGTCCAGAACCAATAGAGTTCCGGTTCCCCCAGGCCTGACCAGCCGGAGGCGGGGTAAAGGCGCCAGCGATCGATCGGGTAGAGGCCGTGGATGGTGCGCAACCGCCGGAGGTTGAGCGGTTGATCGATCGGCGTGCGGTCATCGGCGATCAGGATCAGCGCCCCGCCGCCAAACAGGCGGCTGTATCTCCATGCCGCGGCCAGGGACCGGCGGAGACGGAGCTTTTCCGTCCAGCCGGCCAGGTCATCGAGAGCGGCCTTCATCTTGGAGGAGGTCTCGTCGCCCACGCTCAGGTCCCAGCCGCTGCGGGTGCCCTGCTGGGGGATCTTGTCAACGATCCGCCGGATCAGCCAGCTCTGCTCGTAGAGGGCGTTGACGGCAGCTTCGGAGAGGATGCGGCTGCGCTTGACGCCGATCGCCTCGTTCCGGTCCTTGGCAGTGCCCAGCCCGGTGAGCACATTGATGAGTGCCCCATCCAAGCGGTAGCCGGATTGCTCTGGAAACTGCAGGAATCCGATCGCCACGGTTCGGTGCGCACAGGGCCAGGCTAGGCCAACTGAGTCGGCTACATCACGGCTTCGCGACGTTTCAGCCCATAGGCTTGGGCGAACACCAGCCCTTGCCGGATGGGCTCGTCACTCGATTCCCTGTTGGCGGCCTATGCACGGCTGCCCATCCCCTCGCGGGAGGAGCAGCTCCTGCTGGGCCGGGCAATCCGGGCTTGGTTGGACTGGGAGCCGTCACCGGAGCAAGTGGCGAAAGGGAAAACGCAGCCGCCTCCAGGGTTGAAGCGGGCGGGGCAGCGGGCCCGTGATCAGCTGGTGGCGCGAAACATGCTGCTGGTGGCGAGGCAGGCTCGCGCGTTCTCGATCCGCACGATCGTGGCGCTGGATGTGGAAGACCTCATTCAGGAAGGCGCGATCGGGCTGATCCGAGCGGCGGAAAAATTCGATCCGGCCCGGGGGTGTACGTTCTCCACCTACGCGGTCTGGTGGATCCGGCAGAGCATGAATGTGCTCCTGCATACCTCCGGCCCCGTGAAGGTCCCGGTGAAGCGGGCGGCCAGCATGAATCGGTTGCGGCAGTGGGTGGAGGCCTTCACCGCCCGGGAGGGCCGCTCACCGACGGATGCAGAAGCGATGGAGGCCCTGGATCTTTCTGCGGCGGATTTGCTGCTGCTGCGCAAGGCTGCCGCGGTCCGGCAGGTGATCTCGCTCGATGCCTTCCTGGGGGGAGATGAAGACGGCGAGAGCTGGGGCAGCACTGTTGCCGCTCCGGCCGCCGATGTCACGGACGACGACTGGGAGGTGGTGCTGGAGGTTCTCCAGCCATGGCCCGATGTTCAGGAGGTGATGGCACGGTTGCTGTCCGGCCAGAGCCATGCGGATGTCAGCCGCGCCATGGGGCTCACCAGGGCGGCAACGGTGCGGCTGGAGGCAAAAGGGACGGCTCTGGCGCGAGTGCTGGCCAACCATGACGGCCTGACCCCTGGCGAGGGCGACGGGATGCTGGTCGAGCGGCAGCTGAGCCTGTTCTCACCATCGGCATAGCACTGATGCACCATTCAGGGTTAGGCTCGCCCCAGGGCCACGACGTCGCGAGTTCATGTTGGAGAAGGGGAAGCCGTTGGTGGCCGCGGCCGAGATCCAGACGGAACGAGGGCTCACCCCAGCGCAGCAGCTGATCCTTGAAGCCGTGCGCGGCTACATCAAGAAGCACAAAATCCCACCCAGCTTTCGGGACGTGATGCGGGCACGGGGGCTGGCCTCCACGTCCACAGTGCAGGCGCATTTCCGGAAGCTGGCAAAGGCCGGGGCCATTTCGGTCATCCCCGGCGTTCCCCGCTCCGTGCGCGTGTTGTGGCATCCGCCGCGGCGGATGGGCGTCGCATCAGAGGGCCGCTGAGATGGCCTGGGCCGATTGGATGGTTCCAGAGTTAAGGCCGGAGGAGGCTTTTCGGCTGCGGGCACTGGAGCTGGAGCTCCAGCAGGCAATTCGTCACCGACCAAGCGAGGTGACGGCGCTCTGCCTTGGCCTGGCGAAGCAGAACGCCATGCAGGCCAGCATCATCCGGCGAGCGACCGATCGGATTGCCGAGCTCGAACTCAACCTTGCGATTGCCACCACCAAGCCCCCCATGTGGCGCATCAGGCTCAGCAGGTGGTTCTGGCGCCGGCGGCGGGCATGGCAGCGGCTGGTTTTTCTGATGGGGTGGCGGCGGCCTCGGTGATTCAGCCGGCCTTCTTGGCCCAGCTGCGGCGTGAGCTGCGGGCAGAGCTTGTGATCTTGCTGGTGCAGATCGAGCAGCTGGTGCCCAACTGGTGGCCCACGCTCACCGACCTGGCGGAGCAGCTGGGCACAGATCGTGCCACCCTGAACCGCGGGCTGGCCCAGCTGGAGAGACGGGGACTCCTTCGGCGGGTGACGAGAAGCAACTCCGGGGGGACGTGGATCTGGTGGGTGAAGCGCTCTGCCGATGCCCAGCCCGATGACACCAGCGCGCCGCGGTGGATCCTTGGAGAGGTGACCTGCGGCCGCCGACGGGAAATCATTGTGGGCCAGGAGCGGGCCTTCGCTGCGTCCTATGGGCTGTCCCACCACACGGTGAGAGGCTTTCTGGCGGGCCACCAGACGGTGCTCGCGAAGCGCTGGCGGGTGATCAGCTCGCCGCTGCTTCTCGAGGCGGAAGATCCTCACGGGCCTGCTGCTGCCCCACGCGGTTGAGGCTCTCAGTTCACAAGCCCCAAGGGAAACCCCCGCAAGCCGACGGCTCACGGGGGCGGTGTCCTTGGGAAATCACAAGGTAGCGGTGCAGCTGTTGCCAGGCCACAACCCAGTCAGCTCACCATGGCCAGGTCCAGCAACGGCCGACGCCGCCGACCGCCCCTCTCCACCCCGCGCCCCCGTGAACAGCCAATCCCTGCAGATCAGCATCGGGCGCGCACGACGGGGAACCGGCTGTCTGCTGCCCGGCCAGTCCTATGTGGGGCGCCCCAGCCCGCTGGGCAATCCCTATGTCCTGGGCCGGGATGGCAGCCGAGAGGAGGTGATCGCCAAATATCGGCGCTGGCTCTGGGCGCAACTGCAGTATCCGGGCTCACCGCAGGAAGCAGAGCTGAGGCGCCTGGTCGCCCAGGCCCGCGCCGGTGAGCTGGAGCTGCTCTGCTGGTGCGCCCCCCTGCCCTGCCATGCGGAGGTGGTGCGCTCCGCCGTGCTCTGGCTGGCTGGCAGAGACAGCACCAAGCTGCCTGAAGAGTGACCCCCGCTCTGGATTCGGCCCTGCGGGCGCGGGGGTGTTGCTGCCGTCAGTCTGATGCACGACGGCGGGAGCGGGAACGCGCCACCCGCTGCCTGATGTCTTCCCGTCCAGCTGGCGTGACCGCCCAGCAGCGAGAACAGAGGCCATCACGGCCAGCGCCGCGAATCTGCCTGTTGCACTCGGGGCACAGAGGCACTTTGGGAAGCTCACCGTCCAGCCGGGCCCGGTAGCGGGCCCACTTGCTGGGGTCAGGCACCACTCTCCACCAGAACAGCACGGGCACGATCCGCAGCGTTCGCCGCCGCGCGGTAGGCAGCGCTGTGGCCCTCGCGGCCGCGGATGTGACCCGCCGCCCGGATCAGCGATTGCTGGGCTTCCCTGAGGGCTGCCCAGGGGTCTGGGGTGGTGGGGTCAGTCATCAGAGGCACCGGGTTTGAATGACCTTGATGTCGGCGCCGTATTCGGCCCGCACCTGATCGGTCGCCTCCCACGGTGCGTTGCCGGCCTTGACCTCAACCATCAGGCGGGTCGAGCCGGTGAGGGTGAAGGAAACTTCGTAGCGAAACATGGCTGTCAATGCGGTGGGATGGGATGCCGGATAGGCACCGGCGGGCCGTGGGTGGGTCAGAAGTCGCGATAACTTCCGCCCCGGCGGAGGGCTTCATAGTGGGTACGACCTGGCGTGTCGCGCGTGGCCGGGATTTGGACAACGAACATCGGCTCCGGCAATGTGGCCGGCTCGTCCTCTTCTGATGTTGGGTCGTTGTACTTTCGCCATTCAGTCGCGGCAAATGTCGTACCTGAAGTACTTTCGTAACTCCATTCGATCTGAGAGGGCCCGGCGGCGTTGTGGCCAACCTCCATAGATACAAAGCTGTCGCAGCAATCCGAATCTGAGTGAAACCTGCGCATCGCCTCAAACGAAGCGATGGCGGCCCAGAAGGCCTGGCTCTCGGGCTCGTAATTATGCCCGTTCCCAGGCAGTCTGCCGCCTGCCGCCTTTTGCTGCAGCACTTTCAGGAAAGCATCGTAATCCTCCTGTAATCCTGCAAATCTAATAAACTCTTCACGATTGAGACAATATGGATCCCCGGCAACGTGGTCGGGGAATTGGTCGGTGGTGGTGGTCATGACCGTCGGTGTGGCCGTGGGGGTCGGCATGGCTGGAAGGTGTTAGGTGGGGAGCTTCTTCGCCCCCGGTCCCCATACTGTAACGCACAAGTAGCGGAAGGTGCGGGCGGCCATGGGCCCGTTCACCGGTCGTAACGCTCAGTCCAGGTACAGACCCACGTCATCCCACCAGCGCTTGGGAAGCAGCAGCAAAGCCGCTGGCGATGGAGATGATCGTCATCCGGGCTGATCATCAGGGTTCAAACCATGTTGATCCAGTCCGCCACCATCGGCCGGATCCTGGCGCCGGCTTCGCAGGCCGCGGCCAGGCTCATCACTGCGTCGTCGTGGCAGCCGGCCGCGGCCTCGCGGGTGCCGTCCGCTTTCTGCCGGAAGTTGCGCATCTGGGCGCCGTAGATGTCGTCGGGGGGGATCCCCAACTCGCCCTGCTCCAGCAGCAGCAGCACCCGATCGGTCATGAAGATCTTGCTGGGCTTGCTGGTGGCGAACTCGTCGATCCGCACGCCGGGCCGCAGGATGGCCAGGGATTCGGCCACCGCGGCGCCCACCCCGTTGTTCTCCACCAGCACCAGCTCCGGGTTGAACTGGTCGATCAGGCGCGCGGTGCGCTGCAGGCCGTAGTCGCGGCTGCGGCGGGCGTCGTGGAAGCGGGCCACCACCTGCCAGGGGTTGGTGGTGACATCGAGCACCGTGGTGACCCACTCGTCGTTCCCCTTGCCGTTGGGGTCGATCCCGAAGACGTAGATGTGCCCCCTGGTGGGCAGATCCAGCCCGCCGATGGCCTCGGCGGCTTCGATCAGGTCGTGGGGGTAGACCTCGGCGTCGGTGGCGGCGAAGTCGAGCTCGAATTCCTGCCGGTAGCGCTGCTGGGTGAGCTGGAACTTGCGGCGGGTGTTCTCGGCAAAATCCGGATCCAGCGCGTAGATCGGGTGTTGGCTCCAGTGGATCGCGACCTTCGCGAACTCACCATTAGGGCTGCACTGCAGGGTGGGGATGCCGTTGACGAACTCATCACCGATCTGCACCTCGCCGTGGTCGGTGCTCCAGTGTTCGTGGAAACGGCCGCTGCGACCGTTGGGGGTGGTGGCCCACACGGCACGGGCCCTGGTGCCAAGCATCTTCAGAGTTGGCATGGCGCCGGTTTCAATGCCAGACAGCTTCTCGATGTATGCGCCCTCATCGAAAAAGATCATTGAGGCAGACGGGATGCCCCGGGCGGCCCGCTCGGTGGGAGGCAGGAAGTGGAGGGAACCGCGGCCCTGAAACACCAGCTTCCGGGCGCTGTCCTTCGGCAGCGGCGGGCAGGCGGAGCGCAGGGAGGCGGCCTGCCCTTTGATCCGAGCTGCCAGCTCTGAGGCGTCATCACCGGTTTTAGAAAAGATGATCCCGGTCCATGCCGGCCTCTGGATGGCCTGCTGGAGCATGTAGGAGATGACTGTCTCGCTCACGCCGGTTTGCCGGCTCTTGAGCACGTAGGTGTTCTGATGGGCCCGGATCGTGCGGACCAGCGAGAGCTGGTAGTCCCAGGGCACGAAGGGGAGATATTTCCCCTGAGAGGCGATGTAGGTGCGGGCCGCAAAGTCCGGCCAGCGCTTCGGGAGCTGGTCCCAGGGCTGCTCCGCACGCTCCTGGGAGAACAGGCCGCGCCGGGGCACGTAGCGCAGCAGGGGCCGCACCGCCGTTTTCCGCGGCAGGTGCAGGCCGGCGGGCCCCTGGCGGGGCCAGGCGTAACACGGGGTCTGCTGGCGAAGCTTCTCTTCGTATTCGGCCCAGGCCTCGTCGTCCCAGGCCATCAGAAATCGCCTTCCCGATCCTGTGCTTCCTGCTCCTCCGGGGTGAGCGGGGTCGCGCCAGCGCCACCATCACCTGCCTCCTCTTGGGCCTTCTCGAATTTGTTGACGCTGAGGATCAGCGCGTTGATCTCGCGGTTGACTCCAAGAGCAACCGCTAGATTCTTCTGCTGCATCGCCGTTCGCAGCAGGTGTTCCATGCGCGCGACCTGGATCGCCGACATGCGGAGCTTGTCGTAGAGGCTGGTGCCAGAGATGCACAGCTCGTAGGCCTCGGCCACCAGTCGGGCCGCCACGGTGGGGCTGACCTTCCAGCCTTTGGTGGCCACATTCATCAGCTCGATCGGCCCATAGCCGCTCTTCACGGCCATGCTCAGCAGGGCGTGAACCCGATAGTTCTTCTCGGCGGCCCTGGAGAGAGTGCGATCTTTCTTCGGCTTGTCCCGGGGCTGCCGTTGCGCGCCGGCATCCCCTTTGCTGGTCACGCCGGTGTGCCTTCTGCTCAAAAGGTAGGCAGCTCCACTACATGAGCCCTGGGGCCCGGCCGCACCACAATTCCGCAGTGCTTGAGGACCCCCGAAACCACAGCTGTGGGGATCGAATGCTCACGCGCCAGGGCGGCAATGGTGCGGCCCCCACGCCAGCCGGCGCGCAGGGCCTCGATCACCTCCGCCGGTGGCAGCTCATCGGGCAGCAGCTCCCCGCGCCGCCGGCGGGCCCGGGCGGCCATTCGCTCCTTCTGAACCGGGCGGTCGTGCTCCTCCAGCCAGGACTGCACCGATCGGGTGCTGCGGCAGATCCTCAGGCCGATGCTGCAGGCGTCGAGGCCCTGGGCCCGCAAGCGCAAGGCGGTGGCGCCCTCCTCCTCCCCCCAGGGCTGGCCATTGCGGAAGAGCCTGTGCCGTTTTCCCTGGATGGTGACGTCCGCGTCTGCCAGCAACTGGCGGATCTCCCCGCGGCTCACCTGGTAACTGCCGGCCAGCGACAGGATGCTCTCCCCCGCCAGATAGCGGTTCACCACCACCTCCACAGGCAGTGGCAGCCGGGCAGGCACAGTGCCATCGCCCCCGGCCCGGAGGCTGTTCACCAGGGCCCGCACCTCCCCCACCCGGCCGCGGCCGATCCGTGCATCGGCGAGAGACTGATGCACGGCGCTCAGCGAACAGCTCATCGCCGCGGCGATCGCGCACGCCGGCGTGCCCTGCTGATGCAAGGTCTGGATGCGGCCATGCTCGACCGGCGACAGCGGGTGCCCGGTGGCCATCACCCTCAGCGGCCGTGCTGGGCCAGCTGGGCCTCCACAGCCCGGGCCAGACGGGCCTCTGTGCTCTCCTCTTCCGGCAGGGCCTCCGCCAGGCGACCCATCAGCAGCTGGAAGTTCACCAGCGACTGCTGGTCAGGGAAGGTGAGCTGCACCGTCAGGCTCGCCGGCTCTGGATCTGCTGGGGGCGCCGGCGGGTCTGGGTCGAGGCCATCCACCAGAGCCCCCCATTCCTCGGGGGTGAACCAGGAGCTCATGTCCAGGTCCGGATGGTCCTCCAGCAGGGCATTGAGCGCCGCGCCGTCGAACTCGCTGGTGTCGCTGGAGCGGTTATCGGCCACCCCATATTCCGCCTTCTGAGCCGGGGAAAGATCTGTGCGCTGCACCGCCACCAGGGTGCGGCCATCGGCCGGCACCACCAGCACCCGGTCAATCCCGATCGAAGCCGCCGCCTCCGCCGTGCCGTTGCCCGCCAGGATCACGCCCTCCTCATCGATCACCAGGGAGCGGGCAGCGCCGAACTCTCGCAGGGATCGCTCGATCATCCCGGTGCTGCGCTGGGTGCGGCGCCGGGCGTTCTTGGGGTCCTGGACCAGGGCCTCCAGCGTGATCTCGGTTGGTGCGGTGACAGGTTGCAGAGAAGGGCGGCGACGTCCCGGCATGGATACGCATTCTGCGGCTGGTGGGTAACGTAGCCGGATGAGAACGTAGTTGTCACGGCATGAACCGCTGACGAAAGGTGCGTTTGCGTTCCTGCGAACCCTTGCCAGAACGGCATGCGGACAGGCTGAGGATCCTGTTGGAGACAGGGTTTTGCTGGGCAGAAGCAGCAGAGATCAGCGGACTGTCGCTGATGGGCCTGAGGAATTGGTGGTATCGAACTGGTTCACTTTCCTGCGATCCGATCGAGCGGGCACAAGCGGAGAGATTGATACAAGCGAACTACGGGCTTTGTTCGCCGCAGTTGTTCGATGGCCTGGTT